CAGCTAACAGATTCAGAGCCTAAAGCCGAAGTGCCTGCAAGACCTGTTAATGCAACAGATACATTAACAACCGCAGGTTCGCCCCACGCTCCTGAACCCCAAGTAGAACGACCCCAACCAGCCATTTATAGCTTACGCTATTCTAATAACAGCGTTACTTGCGTCTGCGGCTGGAAAAGTTATGGTAAAACTACCTGCTGTGGATGTTTTGTCTCCACCAAAATCAAAGACCGCAACTGATGGATCACCAGTAGCTGTGTCATTGAAGATCATGCATCCCCTTGCAGTAATTGTGCAAGTGCCAAACGTCAAATCAGCAAAATCGGTATAAGCCGTTGTACTTGAAGTGGTAGGTTCCACTTTGGTCAACGTGCCTCCTTTTGCCGTATAGTTTGTGCCTGTTGCTTCCTGCGAAGTAGAATAAGCAGTTGTTGATGCGCTCATGGTTGCTGAACTGGTATAAAGAGCCAGTTTAAAAGTATTTCCACCAGTGGAAAAATTGTGCTTCGCTTGCAGAAGTTCCTTTTTGAAGCTAGTGCACATTGCTTGAGTTATAGCCATTATAGCCTCCTAATTATATTTGCAAGATCCTTATGGCCCTGCGATTCTAATTGATTACCTATTGTACACATGTGGTTATTAATCGCCTCTTTCATATAATAAGTAATTATCATTCGACACTTATTTTTAAAAGCGTGTGCCTGCGCTTTTAACTGATCAGGAGCAGTATCTGCAACCGAAATCAATCTATTGGTTGCCATCTCAGCAACCTCTTCTACTGTATGGCCTCTACCATGAGTTGTTTTTACTCCTAAATCACCTACGGATAGTTCAAATGAATCTGTTTCCATCAGTAATTTTTAGGTTCAGGCGCACCTAAACCATTTAAAATATCTTTTCGACCTGAAACTCCCGTAGGTATTTCTTCAGCTTCTATTTCTGAAAACTCCGCCACCTTCAAGCCACCGTTCTTTAAATACACCACAGGCGGATTTTCAAGCCTATGATATCCATATAATTTTTCCTTCAGGGCAATATTGGTGTCCAGCATTGGCGATCTCGCTGCCACTGAAACATTTATCCCTGCATCCATACATTTAGATAACCAAAATTCACAACAAGCCCTTCCCAGTTCTCCAAAATGGATATTAGTAGTATAACTAAAATCTGCGCCAAAAATACTGAACTTACCTACTTTTTTCCATAAAGCAAAAGCAATGGCATAGGCAATCGTATTATTGAAATAAGCGCAACCCAAATCCTTGATGATTTTTTCTAACGGATAAAGCTCAATGGCTGGCACCCTCTTGTCCAGTTCACATGAATAAACGGGACATTCCAAGGTTGGTAAAATCTTACGCATTACCTCAGTCTGTGGCCCTGCATCATCTGTGTCAAAGAATCGGGAAACAGGATCCATCATAAAAACTCGATCTGTCTTGACTACTGCGCACATGGAATTGATTGCCCAAACCTCATCGTATTCAACGCTGTGGGTAATACTCATGTGATAATCCAATTGGCTTTGTCCCATGGCAACAAGAGCAATGTGCTTACCTTTAATATCCTTAATCATTAAACGCGTCCCCTAGTTTTGTCATAACGCATTTCTTCCTTGGTGGTTTTGCCTTCTGCCCAAGACTTAAGCTGCATCATCTCTTTGTCATAATTCTGTTTATATGTCCCAATTTCCGCCGCATCCAATTTCATAAAAACCGCAGCCTGCAACAACGATCCAGCCAACATGACATTAGGCATGTTATTGGAAAGATAGGTAGTGCCGTCGGACGCACCTGCTGTCAAGGAAGTTGGTCGATAAAAGTAATGCAACTCAAAAGTATAGTTGTCATCAGGCGTAGGCGCCAGGATAAAGGTGTCATTATCAAATTCGCCGTAATATTTAGGTTGCCCTGTAGTTGATGCGTTTGGGGTGTAGTCTCGTATGAATGATGGATGCTTCAACAATAGGTAATAATAAACACTGGAACTGATGACTGCCAAACTGAATGGAGCGAGAAAATCAGATGGCATTCCTAAATAAGAACTTCCAGAAGTTGCGGTTCCGGTTACGTTTTTTTTGTAGTAATTAAGCTCTACGTTTTTAAGAATGTCTTCTTCGGTGTTTTTAATGAAATTGTCTAGGTTGTTGGCAAACGTAGTTTCATCGTTGTCCATATAATCCTGGATTGCTGTTTTTAGCGTTGCATAAGTAAAAGCCATTAGTCTCCTCCTGCTAATACAATACCAACTTCCCCAGTTGCTTCAAGTCCTTTGAAGTCAGTTCCGATTGGATCATCAGTAGTGGTCATACCACCTGGTTTAGTAGTGGATACAATGCCCAAGGCTGCTGTTTTGTAATTAATATCAGGTCTTGGATTATATAATGCCTCAGCATCTGCTACATGTGGAGGTGGTTCCAGCTGTGGGCTTTTTGCCTCATAGCACTCCGAACAAACCTTGAAATTAGTCCACTCTTCTTTCAGCTCATGCAATAGATAACGAAATCCGCAGCGATCACAGATTCCGTATGCGTATTTACCGTATGCATAAGCCATCTCTAATAACCATAAGAGCGCATGTTTGGCTTTACCATCAATGATGCACGGCTTTCATCTTGAGCTAAAGCCCTGGCAAACTCATCCTCATAAATAGCCTTCAATGACTCCATTCTCTCAGGCGCACGTTTTTGTGATAAATAAAAAGCCAACCCGGCAACCAAAGCAGGATAAAAACGGAACGGCATCTGCAAATCATTAACCGATCCATCTACATCTTCAATTCGTAGAAGCTGATTCATTTTGATTACGTCGGTGCTGTTCTCAGGAGCCGGCCAAACATATATTTTTGGCGTAACCTGTTTGTCCAGGAACCATTGGGTAGGTCTTGCTTTGGTCGATTTGGTAGGAATGTTCCAATACTCTGCACGTCCAACCTGGTTCATCTGGTAATCAGTTGCAACACTATTGACAGTGCGCCTCAACACCACATCGAGAACATCGATCACATAATCGTTTAAGCTGTACGAGTCAGTGCCTTCAGTCAATGTCTGGCTGACATTGCTGATAGTCCATTGATTTAACCCACGGTTTGCCCAGTCAGCAAACAGAATATTCAATGAACGGCGGGCTGTGCGTGCGTCATAAGCAGTACGCAGTTCCAGCCCACATCGTTCATAGGCTTCCTCGATCCATTCGCCAACATCGGGTTGAAAGTCACGCGATCCAGAAGTGGCCATTGTTTACTCCTAGTTATTGGGCGTTTCGTAATATTTCAAAAACTCGCACCAAACTGTATATTCATTGCCTGCATCCGCCGTTGACGGAATAACAAGCAGGACATCACCAGAATAACCAGAGGCTTCGGTATTGACCAGTCCACCAATGGTGCTGAAATCAAAATCGTTGTCATAAGCCAGGGTCAGAAAGGTAACGTCTGTCGTTGCATCCCAATCAAGAGATGCCGGTGCATCCGTTCCTCCTCCAACGCTGTACCATATCCTGTTAAGCGCAACATGGACACACGACTTTCCCTGTGGGGATGAGTTTAGTCCGGAAACGTCAACTAAAGTGGTACTACTGGCACTGCCATCGGAATAAACGGAACAATAAACAATAAGTTTCCTGAATCCGTCAGACTGAGTGGTGGGGCCTGTTACTGTATTAGCCATAACTTACCCCTATTCGTAAGCCAGTCGATTAATTTCCTGATAATGCACATCCAAGGCTTCCGCTGCTGCTGCACCGCACTCAATTCCAATATAAGGAATGAAGTCGATGTCATTAGTTAGGGCAGCCGTTGGCGTTGTCCCGGTTGTAACCGCTGTACCGCCGGTGCTACCGGAAGTAGTCGTTACATTATACTGCTCACCGTTGACAAACATAGATGCTTTCCTATTGGAATCAATCGTTATCTTGAGTCTGTATAGCGTATTGGCTGCAACTGTGATTGGCAGTGCACTAATATAATCAGTGCCGCCTATACTATGCACAAAATGAAGCAAAGTATAATCACTCAAGCTGGTGCCATTGTCGCCATCGGTTTCAAACAAGAAATAAGCCTGGTCAGCATCTGTAGCAACCAATTGATCGTTGGTTAATTTCAAACCAGCCCAAAATTTTTGATTGTCAATAGCATTGGTAGATATTGCACATTCCCATTGAGTCTGATTCTCAGTTCCCCATTTTACGCCAGTCCAAGCTGTTTGGTTGGTGTCCAAATGAGGAGCGATAATCGCCTGATCTTCATCTGCTGTAGCAGTTGTAATTACAATACCAGCCCTGTCAGAATCAAAGGTACATAAAGCAGTTGTCATATTGGTGCCCAATACTTCAAAGTTCCTGTTTGCAGCTCGTGCTACTTCAACAGTATATGCTTGGTCGATATCGGCATTGAGAGCCGGTCTTTGTTTCCAATACTCTGACAAATAATATCTTCTGTTATCCCTTGTCGCTGTGTTGATGGTTGATATATCTGTTACGAGGCCTGATGTAGAGGCCTTGTTGACCATCTTAAATCCATTCTCGGATCTAACTGGTCCACTAAACGTTGTATTCGCCATAATTTTTTCCTCCGAAAAAATAAGTCCTACCGTCTTGGCTTATCTGCTAGGTCAGTCTGTAGGACAAGTTTACCCTAGAAAGTTTGATGCGGGTTGAGTCAGAAACCCCCGCATCACAGGTTCCATTATTGGTTCTTAAGCACCCGACGAGCCATATATGCCACGCGGATTACTCCAACCAAAGCTGTAACGCTCTCTAGCCTTAAAGCGAACATTTCCAGTATCAAAATCACCTTCCATGTTTGTGCTCATTGGCGTACGCTCAAAATGCTTCATTCCATCTGGACAGTCTGTCAAGACAAACCATGCATCTGTGTCAGTTAAGAAATGATTAACGGCATAGCCTTGTGAAATCATTCCCATATTCTTCAGTGCATTAATGTCGTTGTCAGCAGTTCCAACACGGCCTGGAGTTTCAAGCAAGCGTTCTGCTATGAATTGAAGTTGCGGTGGCACGACTAGCTTCATTCCTTGAAGGGCAAGCGTAAGATTACGGTCATCAACAAAAGTTGAAACTGTAATCAACGAGTCCTCAAGGGATGTTTCGTTCAAGTCAACGTAGGTACTAGGACGGTTTGAGAAAGTACCGCCACCCGCTAGGGTGTGCGAACTATTCACTAGAGATAGACCATCTCCACCCGTGTAACTAGAGCTAAATGCATTGTTTAAAACATTAGCGCCTTTAACCTGTTTGGTGTGTGCCATCGAACGCGCAAGCGCTTTCGTATAACGTGCACCCAACCGGTCATAGAGGTTGTCCTCTACGGCTTCTTCTGTCAAAGCAAATGCCAGTGCAATAGTTTCATGAGTATAGCGAGCAGTAAAGCCTTCGTAGGCTGTATCAAACTCAACTCCGTCACCCTCTCTTTTCACGGGAGCATTTCCGAATCCTGTAATCAGAACTTCTTCTTCAAAAGCTCTATCTGAACTTTCAGTTTCGAAAATTTCCTTTGTCTCGTCTTCATAACGAGCGTACTCCATGCCGAATAGGGCGTTTAAACCAGGTTCTAATTCCTTAACGAGCTGTGCTCTTGAAATTGCCATTAGTTATTTCTCCCTTACGCTAAACCAACTTGTGCTTGTCTATACAATGAATTTTGTATCATAACAAGAACATTGGTGTTCGCGCTACCAGCATCGGAGTTCTGAGGGTCTGTAGATATCTGAATCGCCTTCAGTGGCAATGTGGCTGTAGTAGCCCCAGTTGTCACATCAAGCTCCACATTGGAACGACCACTTGTGGTTGATCCAACTGTCGACTGATCTACAATATCAAAGTTACCCCATAGATCCGTTACCGGGAAAGCAGCGTCTGCTTGTACTTCATAGATGACATAAGGGTCGTCTATGATGAAAGCAACTGCATCCGTGGCAGCGTTTCCTGGCCAGTAATTACTCCATGAGGGCTTACTGGTTGTAGGGTCGGTGTAAAAGCAACCGTTGAACACACCAACAATGATGTCGCTTGTAGCGCCAGCAGCATCAGCACGCGCAATACGAGTAACCGTACCAGCTGTGTTCTGGGTCACAATATCACCCATGTAAATCTTAGTCGTATAGGCCTGAGCCGAAGTTGTAATACGATATCTAGATTGACCTCCGTTGAACGGTGAACCGCTAACATGCTTGGCTGGACGCAAACCAAATGCGGCGTCTTTATTTGCCATAATTAACTTCTCCGATCACGAGATTAATATTAAGTGATTCTAGGCTTTCGCTTTTGAACCACCGCCAAAAGTAACCCTGGATTGCCGATTTTTAGTAATCGGCATGGCAGGATGTTCTTCACGCATGAGGTCATTATCAACTGCATTCATCTGATTGTCAGTTTTGTTTGCAAAATAAGTATCCCGTTCTCTGGCGATCGAGTCATCGATCTTACACAGCATCAAGCCACCGATTCCGACAACACCTGCGTGTTTGCCGTGATCAATGATTGGTACATCAAGTTCCGGAATTTCATTAGGCTTAACTGGCTCGTAGCCCTCGCGAAACCGTTGCATGACATTCTTTCGATCTTCCTGTCCCCTAATCTCGGTACGAATCCATCGATATCGCATGCCGGGAGGGGGTTCTGGTGTTTTCAAAAGAGAAGGCGGCTCCCAAGGGCGTCGTGCCTCTTGAGTTTCGCGTGTTTCAGAACTCCGAGGAGTTCTGTCAATTTCAACGTTTTCTTCGATTTCAGCTTTATCATTCATGAGTTGTCTAACCTCGCTTTGTGAACTGCATAATCTTTGAAAGAAACTCCCAGACGTTTAGCTAGTTGCTGTTCGCTGGGTGTCAGCTCCACCTGATTACGATTTTTCCTGCGTCCATTTGAGTTACCGCGTGATGGTGAAGCTACGGTTTGGACGGGTTTCCCGCCTGCTTCCACGTTTTTAAAACGATTTGGCAACTCTCGTTGCATTCGTTTGTTAATCTCAGAGTAATAGTCATCAGACTCTGTGTCAAATCCTTCTTTCTCTAATTCGTTATGAACTGCCAAGGCAACATTGGTCATTACCTGATCCTGTCCAAACCAAGCATTATCATTTGCCCATTTTTGAGCGCGTGAAGATGGCGGGTTATAAGCGGGTTGCGCAGGCATTTGTTGTTGCGCCTGTTGGGCATAAGCCTGCTGTTCGGCATAAGCCTGCTGTTGAGCATAATATTGTTCCATTTGCTGGTTGTATTGTTGCATTTGCTGTTTGTATTGCTCCAATGCAACTTTATCCGCTGATGCTGCCGCTAAAATGGATTGGGCTTCCGCAATTTTATCGGCCTCCCCTTCTTCCATTGCTTTTTGTAATGCAATCTTGGAACCCTCCAGCTGTGATTCCACACGCGCTGCAAACTCAGCGCCATAGCTCGCACCATAGTCGTGACCCATTTGCGCCTGTTGTGCTTTGAGCTGTTTGTTTTCTTCCATGGCTCCCTTGGCATATTGAAGCGCTTGCAATTCTCGCCGTTGAAAATCCTTCGCCTGACGAACCGCTTTATCAATCCTGTTTTGTGCCAATCGGGCACGTTGTTCGGTTTCGCTGGGTTGTTTTTTGGCTTCTTTTTTAATGTGGTCGCTGGGCTCAAATTCCTCTTCAACCGACTCTTCCTTTATTGGCGGCAAGCCTTCTAAGTCTTTTCCTTCCAACTCAATAAAAGTAGATTCTTCCGAGACGGCTTCTTCAGTGCGCCTGTCTTTGGGCAACGCTGCTTTTTTAATCGCCTCGTCCGTTATTTCTGGTAATGCATCTGCCATGATTTACTCCGTTATAAACTCTGGATATCGTCCGGGTTCAAAATGGTACCAATGACTTCATCGTCATTGATAATTCTAACCTCGGCTCCGTCTTCTAGTTTGAAACGAGCACCTGCATAACGACCGATCAAAACCCAATCCTTAGCTTGGCACCAAGGCTTGCCATTGAACTTGCCCATATCCTTGTAAGCAAGGGGGGCGAGTTTCAACACATACGCAACTACCGTTGCCAAGGCTTCGCGGTCAATTACAGAGTCCAGCAACACAATGCCCCCATCAGTAACGCCTTTGCCCCTATATGGCAAAACCAAAATCCGCCATCCGGTAGGTTCTGGCATTCGTTCCAATAGGGAGGTATCGAGAAGGGAGGGATCAAGCACCAACTCTGTTGGTTCAACATAGGCATCCTGAATAGATGCACTGCCGTTGTTTACTTCCTCTTTTTGCGCCTCATTTTGAGCCTTGCGTTCGGCTGCGATATGTTGTGGGACTGCTAAGTCACTCATCAAAACTGTCTCCAGTTGTTTTTTGCAACACTTCTTTTAAATCCGACTCAAAGGAGCGAAGTGCCGTCAACTCTCCCATGAGAAAACGATAGTCTTCCATCGTTTTTACCAAACCGCCACACAGTTGTTCAGAAATCTGCCCTTGTCTGTTCCGCAGTTCTTTTAGAATATACTCTGCTAGTCTTACGCCGTCCACTATTTTTTAATCTAGCCCCAGCCGCCCTTTATTCTTACCTGACTCCAAGGTCTGTCAGACGGTCCTAAATTTGTACCCCATGCTCCAGTATCTGCTGGAGATGTAACATCAGGCGCATAAGGATTGTCAGTTGGTGCGGAGGCATAAGAGCCACTAGGGAATTGGTTCGCCAGCTGTTGTTCAATCAATGCTTCAATGTCGGTCAAGCTGGGACCCCCATAAGTTTTTCCTTCCAAGGCAGCTAGACGTGACTGCAAACCGCTTGGATCAAATGGAGCTGGGCTTTGAGCCGCACCCAATTGTGATTCCAGCGCAGCTAGTCTTGCCTGCAAACCAGTTGCATCAAATGGTGAGGGTGGCTGCATGCCTTCCAGCGCAGCTAGTCTTGACTGTAAATTGCTTGGATCAAATGGTGTAGGTGGTTGAGCGCCTTGTAATGCTGTAATTTGTGACTGTAAATTGCTTGGATCAAATGGTGTATATGTCGGCATATCAGCTTTTAAAGCATATTGGCTAAAATCTGGCATATCGCTTTTCATTTGATATTGCTGAAGCCAAGGATTGATGCCCTGTAAACTCCTTGGATCTCTGAGCCCACTCTGCACTTGAAGAGATTGTATAGCGTCCTGCAAATCCACAGTTCCGCTTTTATCAATATCAGCCATAGCTATTTCTTCGGGGCTTAAATCATCTCTATTTCCATACTCCATTATTTGCTGTGGAGTCAAGCCACCAGCAAAGCTCTCATAATCTGCTGCTGTAGCTTGGCCTTGACCGCCATATTGTCCCATGATGTTGCCCCAATCGTAAGCGGTAGGGTCAAATGTTGTTCCTGGAAGCCCTTGTGCACCAGCTGCTCCGGTTGCTCCGGTTGCTCCGGTTGCTCCGGTTGCTCCGGTTGCTCCCATGGCTCCTGCTGCTCCGGTTGCTCCCATAGCGCCTGTAGCTCCCATAGCGCCTGTAGCTCCCGTAGCTCCTGTGGCTCCTCTCGCTCCTGCTCCTCCAGCTCCGCCTCCGTAGGTGCCAAATATATTACTCCAGTCGTAGGAAGTTGGGTCAAAAGTAGCGCCAGCGGCACCTGTTGCGCCAGTTGCGCCTGTTGCGCCCGTAGCTCCAGTTGCGCCTGTTGCGCCCGTAGCTCCTGTGGCTCCAGCTGTTCCTGCTCCTCCAGCTCCGCCTCCGTAGGTGCCAAATATGTTGCTCCAATCATAAGCTGTTGGGTCAAAAGTAGCGCCAGCGGCACCTGTTGCGCCCGTAGCTCCTGTAGCTCCTGTGGCTCCTGTGGCTCCTGTGGCTCCTGCTGTTCCTGCTGTTCCTGCTCCTCCGTAGGTACCAAATATATTGCTCCAGTCATAGGATGTTGGATCAAATGGTGTGTATGTGGTTCCCGCGGTGTCACCCGTTGTGGTATCTGCTCCTGTGGTGTCTGTTCCTGTAGTGTCTGTTCCTGTTGTGTCTGTTCCGGTGGTGCTGTAACTGCCAAATGGGAATGAAAACGGATTGAATCCGCCATAGCCACCCATGCCGCCATAACCGCCGTAACCTCCCATACCGCCCATGCCGCCATAACCGCCATAGCCACCCATGCCTCCATAACCGCCATAGCCACCCATACCGCCATAACCGCCGTAGCCGCCGTAGCCGCCATAACCGCCCATGCCGCCATAACCGCCATAGCCTCCGCCATAGCCCATAGGACTGCCGTAACCGCCGTAGCCCATAGGACTGCCGTAACCGCCGTAGCCTCCATAGCCTCCATATAAGGAGGGACCTGTATTAAAGCCAGGCAATGAAGAGTAAAAAGGACTTCCGTATGGCATTGTATTAACCTCCTCCGGGTATATCTAAGCCAGGAGAACCCCAACCTGGTCTGCTCAACCTTGCTGGAGGGCCCATTGGCACTTGTAGCGCTTGTTGTATTGGCCTCCTTGCCCATGCTCTGGGATTTACTGTTCTGCCTCCGCCTCTCAGCGAAAGAATGCCGCCACCGGCCATACCGGGAGCTGCTGCCATTTCAAGTTCTTTGTTGATTTCCATGATTTGCGCCATTATTTCTTGCGCCATTGCCTCATCGGCTGTTTGCAGTTGTTGTTGTAACCTGTCCCTTTCGGCTATAAGAGCCTCTCTAGAGTTTGGATTAAATATAGCATTTACATCTTCCTGAGATAAATATTCGCCTGTTTCTCTAGCTTGTCGTCCTGCTGACAATCCAGATGCAGACTGTGCTGGACTAAGCATAATCTCCGCAAGCTGTGTAAGAATATCAAGAGGGAGGGTACCAAGGCGGCCTAGAATACTCGCTTTAAAATCGGGATCATCACGCGATCTCACTTGTGCGGCTCGATTATAAGCAGTGGAAAAAACAGATTGTGGCAATCCTTGTCCAAGTCTTGTGTCTAGTCTGTGTTCTGCTCCCCACAGAGGCATAGGTTCTTCTACTGTCGCCAGATCGCCCCGGGCAAAGCCCTTAACGGGACCGCCTGCCTGCCAGCCTCCGGGACCTCTGGAACCAAGTCGTTGTGCTTGGTTTGCCCTTCTTGCCATTCCTGCGCTTAACATTGAGGGGTTGGCGCGAATGGGCGCTTGAAATGTAGAGTTCAATCCGATGGGATGCATCATGTCCTCCACCGTCTGATTCGGACCAACGTAGCCGCCATACTGCCAGCCTCCAGGTGATCTAGATGCTTGTCGTTGTGCTTGGTTGGCTCTTCTAGCCGCTGCTGCTTTTGCTCTTGCCGCTGCCTTTCTTTGTTTTTCCCACAAGTCCGATAACCACTGTGGTACGGGTGTGGGGGGTATGGGTCCGAAACCGCCGGGGGGCATCATCAGAATATCCCCTCAAACTTGGTGCCGCGTAAAGCTGCGCCACCGCCTCTCGACTTGCCTTTGCCCATGCCGGGCTGAGGTGGACCGCCGTTGGCTTCTTTCTTTGGCTGTGACAGGGGCACTGTGCCCTGATCCTTGATTTTCATTGACTTGCTTGCCGCGCCTGAACTTTTCGGTATGGCGCCGCGAAATTTACCGGGTCTTGCTCTTGCCATGACGTTTTTTCCTCTTCTTGGGTTTTTTCTTTTTCTTCTTCTTCTTCGCTTTGCCAGCCTTATCCAAGGCAATGGCAACTGCTTGTCTTTTTCCGTAGCCTTCTTTCTTCAGTCTCCCAATATTAGCAGAAACTGTCTTCTTAGCACTACCCTTTTTTAGCGGCACTCTTTTTCTTCGCTTTTGTTTTCTTCTTCGGGGCTGCTTTCTTTTTTGCTACTGCTTTCTTTTTCGGCGCCGCTTTTTTCTTCGCTTTGGGTTTTTCTGCCTCTACTGCTTCTGTTGCTTCCGCTGCCCTGGCAGCCAATAGCTGTTCTTTGCGCTTCGGGTCGCCGCGCCAGGCTCGATCCGCCTTTTCCTGCGCCAACATTGCATCTTCCTCGATGCGCTCTTTCAATCTCTGGTGTTTGTGTGCGGCCTGCATGGCCTTCATTACTGAACTCATGTCGTCTCCTTTCTCAAGTCCGCAGCCTTGAACCGTTCCTGTTGCTCAAGTCGGTCCTGCGCGGTTTCGTTTCTCATTGTTGCAATATCCTCGGATGAATCAATACGCTCCCGCGTCAAATCCTCATCCTGGTCCATCTTCATTATATCTATTTCCTGGCGTTCTCCAAATTCTTGTTGTTTGCGCTGTAAATCACCGGCTTTGATATCGAGCTCCTGGCGCCTGAGTGCAACCAATGGATCTTCCGGTTGCGGCGGTGGCATAAATTGCTGATTGATCTGTTCCATCAGCCCGGCAATCGTTGCTGCCACTTGTTTTTGCTGCTGCTGCATCATTTGCTGTTGCATCTGCTGTTGTTGCTCCGGTGGCGCCTGCATCAATTGCTGTTGCATCTGCATCATCTGCGGATCCTGCGCCATTTGCTGCTGCACCATCTCTTCGGCCTTCAGCGAAACATGGTCATAGACATGCGCTTGCGTCATTGCCATTCCCTGTGGGTTCTGTTGCATGATAGCGGTACCATAAAGACTCATGTGGGTAGCGATGTGGGCGTCGTGGTCTTGTCCTGGAAAGGCTTTTGGCTGTTGTCCCGTAAGCAGTCCGGCATTCTCTTTGCCAGGATCAATCGGCTGCGGTTGCGGCGGTGGTGGCAGCAACGCATCAATATTCTGCACATTGAGTGCCTGATACATGCGCCGATACGCCTCATAAATGCCCGCTTTGCCATGGATTTCGGGGTTCGATTGCGCCATTTGCAGCATTTGCTGCGCTAACATCACCCGTTGGCTCATCGAGAAAATGTTCGGGTCCGATACCGGGATAATGTCCACGCGGTCATCAAAGTCCGCCTGTTTGATCATTTGGTCGCCATTGTTGGTCATATACGGGTATTCAGGTGGCAGGAACTGGGCAAAAATGCGTGCCAACAGGTTAAACTCCACCTTTTGTGCGTAATGCAGGCGCTTGTGGATCGCCGACATCACCTTGGTGCCGCGTTCCAGCAGCGCAATGGTGGTGCCTACCGGCATTTCCTGGTTGGAATCGCCAACCTGGATGTCGGCAATGGAAGCAAAGCGCTTACCGGCATCAACCATGATGCCCATCAGGGCTAACAGGGTCTGTGACGGCTCTTTAAACGGCAACGGGATGAAGGATTCGCGCAAACTGCCCCCAGGGGCGTCCATATCGCGAAATTCTCCGGGTTGTAAGGGCTGATCGTCGTCACGAATACGGATACCGCGTGCTTTAAACCCGGCAGGCAAGTTGGCCAAAGTGCCCGCATCGATCAGCTGGCGTAAAATGGAGGTTGATGCCCTTGATAAACCCCCGATCATGTGTGTCAGGCCAAAGCCATAGAAGCCAAGACCCGGTAAAAACTTGTAATGGACGAAATACTGGACTTTTTTCCGCAGCGGATCGCCCTCGTTCCAGTTCCTGCGGATCGAAAGCACCGCATTGTTGGCTTTCGACAGGGTGACGATGTAGGGGAGCTTGATACCGGTGGGCTCGCCCGCCTCATCGGTGTCCTCAAAGCCCTCCAAGTCCAGATCAAGATGAATTTCGTAGAGCTCGCACTCACTGTCCATGCGTGAAGAGGGCTCAATCCCCTGCAATTTGTCGATTTCCTCCTGGATATCCTGCTGTTCATACTGCATGCCCATGGCTTTAAGCTGCACGTCACGATAGAAGCCGATGTTCTGGAGCTTAACCACATCATTCAACGGCATCGTTACAATATTGGTGATCCGAACGGCTGTTTGCAGATTACTGGTGTCATAGGGAACGACCAGGTTCTCTGAGGGAATAAACCGGGACACTGCCCGCCCCAAATTCTGGTCGTAATAAACTTTCCTAAAAGCCGATCCCGACAGTGGCAGATAGAAGAGAAGCATGTCGGTTTCGGGATCGTATTCTTCCATGACGTGCATCAATTGGTAATTCATGTATTCCTTGACCCTGGCCGCCTGTCCCTCGGAATCGGGAGTGATGGCACCCACAATCTGGGTTTTCACCGGTCCTTGCGATGGCAATATCTCGGCATAGGCCTGTGCCTGGAACTGGGTAACGGATTCTGCCAACAGCGGATGAGTTATGCCGGAGGCACCCTCAAACGGCTGGCTGCGTTCCTCATAGCGCATGCCGAGGAACTCCAAACCATCACGGTACTGCTGTTCCCACTCGGCGCGGGAACTAAGATCGGCCTCGACATCGGCAATGCATTGGTTGAAAATGGTTTGTAAGTCGGAATCGTCAAGCTCATCGGCCAGATTGGCGCCAAATTCAACTTGCGGTGACAGCATTTCACCCTCACCGACAAGGATACTGCCGCTTTCCAAGGGCGTAATGGGAACATCTTCACCATTAAACTCGGCTAATCTGGGGTCTTCCAGTTCAATCGTCTTGGAGTCATCCATAATATCGACAGGTTCTTCCTGTGCAGGATAAATCCGTTTTTCGATATCCGCCATACTACGCCCTTGTGCTAATTCATTAATCTAAACAACAAACTACTGATCCAGTTACGCCATTGAACCGAGAAGCTTAAAACAGTTTTTTCCATTCTACCCATTAAATATCTTTACTGCCACCTGTGATTGCTTTGTCGATAAAGCCGCCGTGGGCTTTTGTTACCATGCCGCCTTCGGAAAAACCAAAAAAGTCTCTTAGCTCTCCAAATGTAGGATCTCTGAATGTTTTTTGCTCAATCCCGGACTTGTTGAAGGAAGGCGTGTAGGTTACGACCTTATCACCCTCTTGGATAAAAGTGTTTGGCGCCTTCTCCCAGACATCAAAAACCTCTTCATAGCCGAGCTCCTCCAAAAACTGCCTGGTCATGTCATCACCTTTATGGCTCAGTGGAATGTCCGGCCACATCCTGTCAAAAGCGCCTATGTTGCCAGTCCCCTCCTCTACAGAGAGAATCTCGCCGGCATAGTCTTCAATCATCTCATCAATATACTCAGGTTCAATGTCTTCGTTTTTCAGTAGTTTCCTATTTGCTTTGGCAATCTCCGCGTTTTTTTGGACGATTACTTTGTCTTCCAGTTTGTTTATCCACCGTTGACTGAGCTTTCCCTTTGTCATAGCATCCAGCCACCTTTTTTCCAATGCCATTAGTTTTTTTGATTTCGTCCAGCCGGCAACAGCAGGCACTCCCGGAATCAAACCCAAACCACTCAGCGCATAATTCAATCCTGTCCTTGTTTCCGGCTCCTCTTTGTACATCTGGATATCACCAACAGCGCCGGCAATGTCAGACACCACAGGAATAGGTGCCATGCCGAGCTTTTGCCCAGGATTCATCGACTCCCACATGGAGGCAATTCCACCCTTGATCTTTTCTTCCTGGCGCGAGCGTTCCGTGGCTTCTTCTAAGCGCCTTTGTATTCGTTGTTCTCTGGTTTCCGGCATCAATAATAAACATGCCTTTTGGGCACGCTCTCCTCATCTTCCTCATCAGAGTATAACCGAACAAAGTTGCCTTGGCGAAATCTCATCACCGCCTGGGTCATGGAATCCACATAATCATCGTTCTCCCCGAACGGAAACGCCGCACATTCCTCGATCACATCCTCGGCAAAGCGTTTCTTCGGCGCCCACACCATCCCCGCCTCAAACACGGGACTCACGGCATGCACCCTGGTCACTTTGTCATTACCCCTCGAAGGCCGGTAGTTGACTACCGGGATGCCCATATTCCTCAATTCCTGAGTCAAAGGCATGCCTGATGCCTGGGACTCCACCAATACCATCTCCGGTTCCCAATACTTATATTCATCGCTCGCCATCGATTTCAGCACCGGGAAATCCCAGCGCCCACGCTTGGCATCGAGGAGAATAATCGCATCACCACTGTCCTCATTTGGGCGAAAAATGCCCCAGGTGGTAATCGCCGAATAATCGGCAGTCTCACTGCGCGAGAACGCAGTATCATAACTCTGAATAATATACTCAACAGGCGGGATCTTATCGCCCTCCCACAACTGCCACCAGTCGCGCTTAATAATCGCACCTTCCTCGGAAGTCGGGTTCTGCATATACTGCGCATTCCACTTCGCCGCCGGCAGTGACGCCTTAACACTCTCCAATTCCTTGAGACTCCAATAGCCCGGCCACAAAGCATTACCGGTATCCTCAAAAATGGCCGGCAGTTCCACCACCTGCCACTGATCAGCATGCGCTTCCGTCTGCCGCTTCAGCAGTTTCGAGGTCAAATCAAGTGTTGACCAGCGAGTCATGACAATCACAATCGAGCCGCCCGGCTGCAACCGCTGCCTGGGTCCGGAGGTATACCATTCATAAGCACTCTCCAAAGCCGAGGGTGAGAGCGCGTCCTGTTCCGAGTGCGGATCGTCAATGATCAGCAAATCGGCGCCCCTTCCGGTAATGGCGCCGCCCACTCCAGCAGCGAAATACTCACCGTTGCGGTTGGTTTCCCAACGCCCGGCGCTTTTCGAGTCGGCACTGAGTGTGACTTTGGGAAAAACGGCCTTATACTCCTCGGAATCCATAAGATTCCTTACTTTGCGCCCAAAGCGCACGGACAGCTCCGAGGTATGCGTGGTCTGCATTATCTTCATGTTGGGCTTCAGTCCCATCATCCATGAGGGGAAATAAACGGAGGCGAACTCGGATTTGGTGTGTCTAGGCGGCATGTTGATGATGAGGCGCTTGGTGTCGCCATGGGCGATTTCATCGAGCTTCTCGGCAAAGATTCGGTGGTGTTCGCCTTCGATGAACTCAGGCCAGATATAACGGATGTAATCCAGGAAGGATCTCTGGATGACTTCCTGGGTATCAAAGTTCTCCAAGCGATTTTGCAGCAACAGGATCTCGCGCATGGTATCGATTGGAACATGTCCTAAATCGGCAGGCATAGGAGTCACTATAGTTTCAAATGTTTTTTTGGGCAAATTATTTGTGTTGAACGTCATTATACTATCCTTTCAGTAGGAGTCCCAAATAGCATAGGGGGGGGTTGGGTTCGCGAATAAAAAAATCTGAGATTTTCGACCTCAGAATAAAAGAATCCGCGCATCAATTGAACATCAACGCGCGGATTGTTGGG